GTTGTTTCCACCACATTGTCCGGGATTAGAACCATCAACACCGTCAGCGTCATTTCCGTGACCGTTATTTCCATCCTCAACTTCTTGAATCATCTCCCATACAGTTTGTACGGCAAGTCCGGAATTTAATCTTCCAGCACCAATTTTTCCTACATAACTTGGATTTAATGTATCAATGTTTTTTGCGGATAATTTTAAAATTGAGTCTATTTCAATATTTGTTAAATCTGGTTTAACCGCCAACATAAGAGCTACAGTTCCAGTTACATATGGTGCCGCAAATGAAGTACCACTATTATTCAAATACCATCCTGGTGCTGCTGTTAAAGGTACATTGTGTCCTGGAGCACAAATATCAACTGAAGAATTTGTTTGGTGTCTTGTATTAGGGTTACCAATTGTTCTTTCTATATTATCTTGTGAACCAACACTTGTAACGGCAAATACGTGATTATATGATGCGGGATAAACAAGCGCGTTAGGACTTCCACAAGTTGTACCATTTCCAGCCGATGCCACGATGAACGTACCATTATTATATACCTCATCAATCGCTTGTTGTGCATATGTGTTAAAAGAACATCCAGAAGCCCAAGATAAGTTAATTACTTTAGCCCCACTATAAGATGCAATTAACATATCGTTATAATTCATTCTATAAAGACTAAGTGTTGTGTTGTACCCAATTGATGATAAACCTATTGAGTTATTTGTGTTTCCTGCAACTATTGTTGCCACGGCCGTACCATGTGTACGAGTTGCTGTGTTTGTGTTGTCATAATAATTGATTTTACCTATTAATTCTTCGTGGTTTGTATAGAAGTTTTGATCAGATACTGCCACATTTATTGTTGAGTCTCCTGTTGTGTAAACCCAAGCATTTTCAGCTCCAATTAAATCTAAAGCCCAATTTGTTGTAGAAACTAAACTATAATCGTTTGGCACCTCTAATGTTTCATATGTAGGACCATACTCAACTCCTTTTAAACAATTTACTCTACTTAATGCAACGTACAAATCTGTTGCATCACAATCATCACAAGTAAATTCATATACATTTTGTAATTTTTCTTGTTTTGAAGAAGCGAAGGCTTTGTAGTAAGTTAAGCTTACGTGTTGTTCCGATGCAATTGATACAAATTGTGGATTTTTATTTAATTGTTCTACATTTTCTACAGTCGCCCATACAGAACTTTTTTGTGCGAATGATAATACAGTAACTAAACTGATTAGTGTTGTTGTGATTAAATTTTTTAAGTTTTTCATTTCTATTGTTTTATTTTTTGTACAACAATAGATAGTATACATAGGTAGGGAAAACCACTTTTTTAATACCCCTAAACACTCAATTTACGTTATCAATACTAAGTTACTGTAAGTGTTATCACATAACGTAATACGTAGTAAACACCAAATTGATTAAAATAAAAAAAGGAAACAATTTCTTGTTTCCTTTTTCTTATTCGTTTAAGATATCTTATCTTAATTCTCTCAAGTCAAATGTTCTAACTCCATCAACAGTGATTCTAGCGTAGAAACGGTTGTTAACCATTTTCTTAGCGTAACGAGTCATTATACCTTTGATAGGTGTAAAGTTGAATGGGTTATACATTGTAGGTGTTAATTGTAGAGGTACATACGGTGCGTAGATGTAAACTGTGTCAAGTAAAGACGTTCCTTTGTGACCCAACAAAATTGTGTTTGGTGGGAAGTAAGGGTCTCTATACACTTGGTAACGACCAGCTAAAGTACCAACTCTTTCAATACCCATGTTGTATTGGTCTTGCTCAGGAGACGCGTTAGATACGTGGAAGTATTCTAAGTCATCAAAGATTGCAGAAACTTCAGAAGATACAACAATCCAGTTAGCACCACCTCTCAAAGTTGATTTGTGAATTTGTGCAGACAATTGGTTGATTGCTGTAATCAAAGTTTGGTTCCAATCTTTTTGAGTGTAAGAAGTTGTTAAACTTAATCTTCTCCATCCGTTGTAATCCCATCTCAAGTTCCAAGCAGCACCTTTTCTCAAATCTCTCAAGATTTCTCTATCGATTTCAGCAGCAACTTGCTCAGAAAGTAATGCTGTAAGTTCAGCTTCAGCATCGATGTTATGGAATGCAGCAACGTCTTGAGCAAGCTCTGGAGACCATTGTGCTCTTAATTTTCTTTCAGATACAGAAACTGTTACAGATTCTAAATCAAAAGAAACTTCTCCGATTTTTTCTTCAAATTCTAGTTCTTCATATCTTCTCCATACAGCAGTAAATGATGTACCAGAAGTAATTGCAGAAATAGAAGAACCTGTGTATCCGTCTAATGAAGTATCACCACAAGATGCACAAGCAGGACAAGAAAGGTCAACTTCTAAGAAGATACAACCATCCGCGTCACAGATATCGTAGAAAGATCCACCATTTCCAGTTCCAGCAAAACTTGTTGCTTGTTGACTACCATATTGAACAATTCCTTTACCATATTTTTGAGTAACAACTCTAAATAAAAGTGGTGTAGATGCAGTAGGAAGTGGACATACGTTAGACGCATCAAATCCAAGACCAGTGTTAGGTAAAATTTTCAAATCTGAAAGGAAAGTTTCAGAATCAATCTCATTACCATCAGGTCCGATTAATTTTCCAGCACCTAAAACATTATTCCATCCACAAAGTTTGATAAGAACTTTTCTTGTGTTACCAACATATGCGTCAGTCAATGTACCTGTTGCATCCGCTAATTTACCATTTGACCAAACAACAACTGTAGCTGGAGCTGTAATAGCTGACCAACGACCTTTAGAATAATCAAATAAACCAGCTGGATCTAATCCTGGTTCAGCACCTTCGTAGAATAAATCATAAAGATTTTTTGCGTAAGGGAATCCAGAGTCATAACCTTGTCCTGGACTGTTTTGACCAGAGTTAACTGCTTCTGGAGAACCAACTGGTGGATAATGAACACCTGATGTTCCGTTATCATAACCACTTGAATATCCTTGGATTTTAGGTACAAAGTAGAACAATTTACCAATTGGTAAGTTCATAGCTTGTACAGATACGATATCGTTAGCTAATAATTTAGAGAAAACTCTTCTAACGATAGGGAAAACAACAGTTTCAAAAGCTCCGTTTGAACCTTCAGAAGTTGCTTCGTTAATTAAGTGAGACGCTTGGTTTTCATACAACTGCGCAACGTTCTCTTTTAAATGTCCTTTAAGACCTTCTAGGAATCCTAATCTATCCCATTTGTTAATTGTATCTTCTTTGATAACTTTAAGGTGTTTTAACCCAATGTTACCAACAAGACCTGATTCTAATAATGCTCCCATTTTTATTTGTTTTTTGGCTTTATTTTTTATTTATGTATATTATAAATATACTGTACTTTTAAAAAGTTTATTTTATTTTAGTCATTAAGTCTTTCATTCGTAAAAACTGTGGATTTTCATACGTTTTTGATTCAATCAAATTTACCGCAGATCCAGTAGATGGAGTAATCTCTACTCTTCTTTGTACTGATTCTGTGATTGTATTTTCACTAGCTTTTGGTGAGTCTAACTCTGACTTAAGTGTTCTGTAAAGATTTTTAGATTCTTTTAAAGTTTCAGCATTGTCGAATCTTCTAAGAATATTAATCTTTTCTTGTTTAGTTGTTGAATGTTCTGTGAACAATCTAGTTGCGTAAGCAAGGTTTGAATTAAATACTGCAACTTCATTTAATTTAGTTCTAAACAAATCAAGTGCTTTTCTGTATTCATCATTTTTTGCTCTTAATAATTCAAGTTCTTCGGTACTTTCTTTTCTTAGGTTAGCTGGTGCTGTTCTTCTTTTGTCTACACCAGATTTACCCCAAGATCTACCATTACCTAAAGTTCTTGACGCTTCTTTAAATTCTGATTTTCTCATAGAAGGTTTTACTTTGAATTCACCGTCTAAGTTTTCACCTTCTTTATATTCGAATTTTGCTTTACCAGTACCCATAGTTTTGTTGGCGTTTTTCTTAACTGTTTTAAACCCACCATCCATGTTTGGTTTTTTACTCATTCTATATTTAGAAGCATTACCCATTCCGACACCTTTTGCTTTAAATCCTTTAGATTCCATCATTTGGTGATATTCTTCACTAGAAAAATCGTCTTCCATAAAGTCGATTTTTTTTCTAGTTTTTCCACTAAACATATCATCCTCATCATCCAATTCTAATTCGTAGATGTTTTCAGTTGTTTCTGCAGGTCTAGAAATTGTTTGACCATTATCCATAGTAATTGTTTCCATTTCTTCCGCCAAAGATTCGTCATTCCAAAGTTCTTCATCATCGTGTTCGTCATAATCATCGTTACCGAAATTATCCAACATACGACCCACAGCTCTATCTTCATAATTTAAGATATCACGTTGACCTTTAAAATCCTCTTCTTCATCCTCGTCTTCAAAATCAAAAGATAAATTTTCAAAATCATCATCATCATCTTCACCATCACCAAAATGATGTGAATACATATCAAATTCAGATTTACCAAATTCTTTTAATTCACTATCATCCATCATTGATTCAGAAAGTTGGATAATGTATTCTGTATCATTTTCGTTATCAGATAAATGTATCATATTATCATCTCTTTTTACTACAACACCATCGTTATCTCCCATCGCTCTAAATACTCTTAAAACTTCAGCATCTGAAGCTTGGGTTAAATCAACTGTGTCATCATCAGAAGGCATTACTGGTTGACCCATCATTTCATCATCACCCATGTCATCCATGGCATATTCATCGTCATCAGTACCTTCTTCGTTATCAATATCAGTGTCCTCAATGTCCACATCAATCTCTTCTTCATCCTCAACCTCATCTTGTTCTTTGAGAGATTCTTTTACTAATGAATTGATTTCTTCCTTCATCGTCGATGAAAGTATTCCTTGTGCGTTTCTTTTTAAAGACTCTTCCAAATTCTTAATCTGGAATAATGCGTCTTCTACTTCTCTTTGATTTCTTGCCATTTTTATTTTTTGACTTTATTCAAATAAATACATTGGTTTTTGAAAAAGTTTAATTTTAGACAATAAAAAAAGGGAATAACTAATGTTACTCCCTTTTTGTAAAAAATATTTTTTAAGTTTTTATTCTATAACCTCATCAATTTTACTTTCGGTAATTGACGTAATCCTCCAGTCCATTGTGTAGTTTTCATAGATTTTGGTCACTTTTGCCTCAACATCCGTTGGTGTGTACCCTAAAACTAATTTTTCTTCTTTTACTTTTTTTACTCTTCCAGATTCTGAATCTAACAAATCTGATGTAATCTTTGCTACAAAATATTTTTCTCCTTGTTCCATAATTTTTTTTATTTACCCAAATAATCGGATAATCTTTTCATTAAGTCAAGAGATTTGTTACCAGATTCACCAACATTTCTTTCTACGGTCATTCTTTTTTCTTCTTCTAAATTTTCATCAAACTTATATCTATCATTTTTATCTAAAAATAAATAAGCACCTGGTGTTGACGGTGAAGAAACTAAGTCAAAACAAATTAATTCAAAATCATCTTGTACTTCATTTTGTTCCCCAACCTTTTTAAGTGACCCAACACCTCTAGAAGAAATACCAAGTGTTACACCTTGTCTAAGATAATTTGCCGCCATATCACCTTTTGTTGATACAATCCCTCTTTCGTGAAAACCTGGACTTGTAAGTAATTTTAATTTACCCAATAATACTGGTCCGTCCCACCATACTTCGGTAATCATATGTGATACCCTATCAAGATCAATTAAAGAAGATTCCGGGTGGTTAAGTTCTGAAAGGGATGTTCCCTTCTCAATCATCTTTTTATAATTTTCAGCTTCTCTTTTTAATATCTTTTCTGGATAAACTCTACCATTTCTATTTGGTGTGTCATATTTCTGCAATACAGCATAGAACTCAAATGGTTTTGAATGGTCCAAAAAATTTTGGGATTCCATTATATAGTGATTATTTTGTGATTTTGGATTTATATATCCCGCATCATATTCGATAAGGATTCCTTTACCAGTTTCGTTTGGTCCTAAAATTTTCATATTTAAATTTTATTATAAATATTAAACTTTTTCGGTTTTTACTTTTAAAGGTTTGGTATTTCCATTTTTTGTTAGATAAAACTTAAAATAATCATTCTTGTTAAATACGTCTGAATAAATTTCTTTGGTGATATTTTTTAGATATTTTTTTAATTTCACTGATTTGAAGTCAATTTCTTGTGTTAAATATAAATTTATTTCTAAATTCATAAAAGATTTTTTTTTCATTTGTAATCCACTTGTTCTTAAATCTAAATCTACAATAAATTTATCGTCAAAAAGTTCTTTGTTTATGTTGTTAAAAACAGAGTGTTTAACACTTCTATTCATATTCAGAACAACTCTTGCCCAGTTTTCTGCTTCTTTTTTGGGTTCTACCCAGGTTTGGATATTCAAATAAAGTGATTTGAATTCTTTGGAATCTACTGTTCCATAACTTACTTTGGATGTTCGAAATCCGTTAATTTTTGAGGTTTTTCCCTTTTTCATAAAAATTTTTCATAGTCTGAATGTTTATTTTAGTAAAATTTACATAATTTTGTAATATATATCAAATATAATAAAATCATTTATGTTAATAGTACAAGTAAAAAAAAACGACATCGAAAGAGCCCTAAAAGAATTAAAAAGTAAGGTAATCAGAACCAGACAAAATTCCCATCTTAATAATAGAAAAGAATATACAAAAAAGTCTGTCGAAAAAAGACAGACTTTACAAAAGGCTATTTACATACAAAAACTAAAAAATATAGATTAAATACTTCTATTTAGTTCTTGTAGTTTAAAAAATGAAATTCTATCAAAATTTTCATTTTGTAGTCTATTTAATGTTTCATCTATTGTTTTAAGAACTTCAGAATCCTTTTCATTTTTTTTGATGTCTTCTAATTTATCAAGAACATCTTCTTTTAGAAGTTCATATTTTAGCTTTAATTTATTTTCATCCTCAGATAAAATCTTTGTTAAAGTTTTTTTACTTTCTTCGTTTAATGAATTGATAAAATTATTCAATGTTTTATTTGCAACACTTACCAATTTCTCTACCGGTAAATTTTTTACGGTTTCATTTTGTTCTGGACTATTTTTTAAATTTTCAAGAATAATTTTTTTACTTTTAACTTTGTTTTCTAATGTTAAAACACTTGTTGAAAACAAATTATCTAAATTTTCATAATTATTTTTAGATTTAATATGTCCAACCCATGAATTTAATTCTTCTAAATTTTTTTTAGAAATTTTATTAATTGTATTTTCATATACAATTATTGATTGGTTTATTAGTTCCGAAGCAATAGATTCGTTTAGTCCTTTGTTACTTGATAGTTCATCATACAAATAATAAAGTTTACTAATGTTTTTATTTTCTAATACTAATTCTTTAAAAACAAATAATGTGTTTTTAAAAGAATTTTTCTTGTATGACTCTGTAAGTAATTTTTCAATTTTACTTTTTATTAAACCAAATTTCATAATTATTTTTAATTATAAATATATCAATCTTTAAGTATTTTTAATAATTCATTTTCGATATCACCAAGAGAACTATTTTTTATTATAAAATCATCATCATTTGATTCTAATAATAGGTTTTCTAGTTTAGCTCTACTTTCTGGTAATCCACCTAAATCATCTCCTCCTCCTCCTGGCGGTGGTGGTGGTGCTCCCCCTGGTGGTGGTGCTCCCCCTGGTGGTGGTGCTCCTCCGGCAGCTTCTCCACCTTCAGTTGTTCCACTTACAGTTTTATATAATTTATCAATATTATCAAATAATCCAGTATGAGTAATAATTGTTGCGGTATTTGCAAGTTCTGCAGCAACAGCTCTTTCCATTCTTTGTCTTTGAGTATCCAATTTAATATCTTCATCTGAAAACCCAAAAATGTGTTTTTTAGCCCAAGTAGCAGATGTTGGTGCTAATGTATTTGGGATTTCTGTAACCATATCTTTGTATAGTGTTACTTTTTCTTTCCATACATCAACCATTAAAAGGTCTGCTTGTTTTGATGGATTATTTAACCCTAATGTAAAGTTTTGTAATTCATCTTCAAAACCTAATAGAAATAAATGAATTATCGCAACTTTATTTAATTCTGATAAAATATTTTTTTGTATTCTATTAATTGTTCTTGCAAAACGAATATCAAGTAATGATAAGTTTTTACCATCGCCAACAACTTCTTCAAACCCTAAATAAGCTTTTGGTATTCTTAGTGCTGTAACAAGTTTCTTTTGGATGTACTCAATATCTGCAATTTCAGATAGATTTGTCCCACCTGGTAAAGTTTCAATTGGCATTGTTTGTGTTGCATCTCTTACTGGAATAAAATAATCTTGGTCAACGGCCATTTGATTAAACCTTAAATCAACATTACCTGTTTTAGAGTCAACAACCTGATCTCTTTTAAATTTGTTTGCAACACGTTGTACATATGGTTCAACATCTTTATCATCCATATTTCCAACAAATACTTTAAAAACCCTTCTTTCTGGTGCTCTAGATGTACGATAAATTAACATCGCATCTTCAGCTAATACAAGTTGTTTCCAAATCCTTCTTGCTTTTTCAAGCATAGATGTACCATAAGGAAGTTTTCTATCATCACCAAGTAATCTAAAATGTGCGATTTCAAAAGTGTTAAAAGTCATATTCTTTTCTTTCCAGTTGAACCTTAAACCTTTTTCAGCTGGGTTATTTTCAGAATTTGCCGTCTTTGGGGTCATTCCTCTTTCTAATCTTTCAATCTCAATGTTTGGTAATTGTACACCACCGATAATTCCTTTTTCTGGGTCTAATTTTAGATATACAAAGTTATCACCATACTTACAAGTGTTTCTAATCCACATTTGTAAGTTTGTGTTAATATCTAATGTGTTATTAAATAAATCTGCAAGAATTCCTTTTATTCTTTTTGATTCAGAATATATTTGTAAAATATGTCCGTCTTCATTTGGGGTTGTAGATTCTTCAGCGTATATATCAAGTGCGGTTGAAATCTCTGGTGTGAACTCCATAGATTCGTAATCATAAAATGCCGCTAGTCTTGTTGGTTCATAATAAATTGCCTGAGTATATAGGTTACTTTCTATTTTTTGCCATTGATTTGATAAATATAGTGTTTGTTGTGCTTGGAGTTTTTCCTTCTCAAACTCGTTTTTATCTCTTGTTTTTAACAGGTCTTGTTTACTAAACTTATGTGTTGGTACATCTTGTCCTAATAATGAATTAGGGCCAAATGCTTTATTAAGTCTTTGCCAAACTGTAAGTTGATTTGTATTTTGTTCCATAATAGAAATTTAATTTATAATTATCAAATATAAATATTCATTAGTATATAATGTTTTCACCACTTTCTGTTAGTATTGGTTCTTGTATTTCAGTTAGAATATAAAAAGTCTCAACTATTGGTGTAGGACTTGGCGTAGGTGGTGTAGGACTCGGTGTTGGTGTTTGACTTGGCGTAGGTGTTGGGGTTGGTTGTGGGACTTCCCTAAAAGTATCTTTTGGGGTTCCTCTTTTATATTGAAAAGTTGGTGGAAAATTTTTTACCGAGTATATTGGTTGGTCAGGTACTACTAAATTAGCCCCACCAAATATTCTACCCGAAGTTTTTCTTCTATCTAAACCCATAATAATAATTATCTTTTACCACCAAATAACCAACCATATTTCATATAATCATCTTTTGATGGACCTGAATTCATTTTCATACGTTCATTAAGCATATGACCATTTGGAATTACTGGGTCAAAATGAATTTGTTTACCCACAGAATCATTGTTTGCCACGGTCCAAGATTCTATCATAACTTTTGTTTTCTCAACAACTTTTTCTAATTTTGTAAATGAAGATTCACCAACATATATCGCCATTGAAATTCCCATTATAAGGTCATCGTGTTGACCTCTTTGATGATCTGGTCTTCCGTTTACATAAACAAAAGTGTTCATCTCGTTATATAAACGAACACTTTTAATTTTAAATTTATGTCTAACATATTCTTCAAAAGCCGCAATAATTTGAACACGTTTATTGTTAAAATTTATTCCAGGGATTTTATCTTGATTTTTTGGGTTATAAGACCAAATGTTTGTTGAATCAACACCATCAATGTATAAATTTTTATATCCAAGTTCTTGCATTTTTCTTACAGTTGTAATTCCCATACCACCTGTTATATCGACAACACAAAATGCGTTATACATTAATCCCCATTTATACGCAATTTCAGCTAGAGCGTCTGGTGGTATTTTCCCAACATATTCTAAAACTTGTTCTCTTTCATCAAAATCAATTATTTGAATAGATGAAAAGTCTTCACTATCCCCACGGGATACGTCAACACCCATAATGTATTTATGTCC